GGAGAGCCGTGCAGCGCGTGAAGGTAGTAACGCTAATCAAGGCAACACATCGGGAGCGTTTGGCAATAACAACAGCTATGCAGGGCCTTACGGGCAACAAGCACCGCAACAGCAAGGGCCAAACTTTGCAANGGCGTTGATTGGGATCACTGGACGCATCCAGACACGTAGCTACGAGAATCAGCAAGGTCAACGTGTGTATGTAACTGAGGTAGTCGCTGAGAACTTCC